TCAGGAGCCGGTGCCAGTCGGCCCATCGTCTTTTTTTGCTGCGTCCTCCTCCTGCAACGGGAGGAGCGCGTTCTCCAGGCGGTCCAGCACGGTCCACCGACCGTCCCTCCGGATGATCTCCTGGGCCTGCACCAGGGTGAACGCGGGGGTGCTCTTGTGGATGTGGTAGTACAGCCGCTGGGCCAGCCCTTCCTCGGTCGCGTACTGCTCCTGCTCGAATTCCAGTGTGGGCATCGACCCGCCCCCGCTCCCGAGCTGGACGGCCTGGCGGATGGCCACCTCGAGCACGGCGGCGGGCACTTTACCTGCCAATGCCGTGACGTATTCCAGGGGGGACGGTAGGGCCTTCCGGGCCTGCTCCCGCATCATGTGGGCTACCTGGCAGCGGTCCTCCACCGTGGGCGTGGGGATCGGGAAGGAGCCGAGGCTGGTTTCGAGGATTCGCATTAGTCGTGGGTTCCACCCTTGAGCTGAAACCGGAAACGCTGGACGTCGGTGGCCACTTCGCGCGTCCACTCGATATTGCCGACCAGGGCACCGGCGACCGAGATGGTGCCCCCGGTGGTGCCGTTGTAAACCGTGCAGGAGACCTTGTTGCCCGGGATGAACCCGCAGGACTGGGGCGTGTTGGACGGGTCAACCGGGCCGCTCACGTCCACCATGTTGGACGGGATAATAGCGTCGTAGTTCACAGCGCTGTGGCCGCTGTGCGTGTTCTCCACGTCGCGGAAACCGGAGCTGCTTGTGACCACCGAGCAATGCAACGTGGACCCGCCGATTACGATCTTGCTTCCAGCTGAGCTAGCCATTATTGCTTCACCCCTGCAATGAGGAGGGAGTAGTAGATGTCGTCGTCGCCCGTCCCCTCGGAGAGCGGGTTGGTAATCACAAGCACCTTCTCTGTGGGCGTGATCTCCCAGCCACCGATGGGGCGGTCCTTGAGGATGTAAGTGAAGCAATCCTCGGAGGCGGTCGCGTCGCGGAACCAGAGCGGGGCCGCGTCCGTCTCGCCCTGCGGCCCGAAGATGACGCTCTTCTTGCCGTCCGGGGACTGGATCACGAACATCACCTTCTTGACCCTGGCGAACCCGAAGGTGTTGCCCTCGTAGTCCCGCAGGTCGGTCAGGTCGATGACGTGGCTCTCGCCCTTGGGCAGGTACACCGTGACGCTCCCGGCGTTGCTCGTCGTCTCCTCGTCCCGCGCGATCCACAGCACGTCAATCTGGTTGTCGCCGGTGCCGAACGAGTACGTCACGTCCATCGTGGGCCACGGGCTGGCGCCGATGCTGTACAGCTGCTGGGTACTCGTGAGGCTGTTGGCCGCACGCCCACTCCCACTAATCCGCAGCTCGCTCGTGATCGAGTCCATTTACGCCACGTTGTTGAGACCCAGGGCCAGCAGCTCGACCTCCAGGGTCGCGACCAGGACGTCCTGGCCCTCGCGGAGATCCGCTTCGTAGTCTGTGCCCGTATCTTTGACGTAGGAGTGGAGTACCGCCTCCCCGCTGTTCCGCAACGCGGCGACGACGGGGGCGGTGGTCGGCCCGACGGCCAGTGCCGCGTGCAGGCCCTTGAGCACGTCAATGATGGAGGGGGCGTACCCGGAGCAGTACGCCGCCGCGGTCACGCGCCAATACTGGTGGTACTTCGGGCCAGAGTCGTACAGCGTGTCCGTCGGCGTGGCCGTGAAGATCACGTAGGGGTACGCTTCCGGGGCGTCCGGCCCGCGGTCCGGGAACGCTTTCCCGGAGGCGAAGACGGCCTGGGCCTCCAGGGCCTCCCGCACCACCTTGTGGATGTCCTCGGGCAGGATCATGGCACCCTCCGGAGAGCCAGCTTCATGCTTTCGTCGATGCGGTCCGGGTCGCTGCTCCCGACGATCGTGTAGTCGGCCAGCGTGCCCGTGTGGTCGTCCGGGTCCCAGGCCGACAGCACGTCGTGCGGGCGGACCGAGACCGACGTGGAGAGGATCGCCACGAAATCCTCCGGCGTGACCAACCGCCCGAACAGGGCCTGCGTGGACGTGTCGGCCGGTTGGATGTGGCAGTCCAGGTCCGCGATGACCTCGTAGGGGCTCCCCGGGACTGCTCGGCCGGCCGCGTCCCGCGTCACGCCGGGCCGGGTGATGTCACATTTCCAGGCCAGCGTCGTCTCCAGTTCGAGCTTGCGGCAGACGCACCGGTAGCAGGTCTGCCAGCCGATGTCCTCGACCTCGAGGACGGTGTACCGCGTCGGGTCCGTCTCGGTGTCCGCCGGGATGTCCTCGATCTGGTCCCCGGGCTTCGGGGCGGGGACGTTCTGCATGAGGGGGCGGGGGAGGTTCCAGACGACCTCGCTGCCGTTGTAGACGCCGTTCGACCGTGCCACTTCCTTGCGGCCGATCTTGAGTTTGAGGGCGGCGCCGTCCGGGGAGGTGAGCAGGTAGTCGGTGTACGCCCCGAACTCGGTGCGGGAGCGGAGGAGGCAGTCCTCCTTGTTGTCCCAAAGTGCCCAGTCCGCGCTGATGTCGATGCGGGCGGTGCCCGCCGTGGGCGTCGGCGGCGGGGACGGCGGGCACTCGAAGGTGCCGACCAAGCTGCCGTTGGCGTACACCACGCCGTCCACCACGTCCCCCTCGGCCGGGTAGTCGGCGGGGGCGGCGGACGGGATGAACAGCCCGTGGCTGGCCACGGCCCTGGCTCTTGTGCTCATGGTCCCGCCGTGGTTCGGTTGCCGTCCGCGTCGATGGTCTGTGTCGTGCCGTCCGACAGGATCAGGGTGTCACCCGAGGCGGTCAGGGAGTCGTACACGGCTCGGCGGCACTGGACGACCGAGGCGTTATCCGGCTCGGTGTTGCGGACGTAGCTCCCGCTCCCGTGGTCGCTCGTGACGGCGGCGGCCACGGCAGCCACGAGGGCGGCCCCGCTGCCGGTGCTGATGTCCACGGGGTTCGTGACCGTACCGACGGTCCCGCTGTCAACGATTACGTGCTGGTTTGCTGCCAGGGCGTACCCGGTCTTGTCGTTGTTGGTGCTCACGGTCACGCCGGCCGTGACGCTGGCCACACTGCCCGCCACGTTCCCGCCGACGTTCCCTGTGACGCTCCCGACGCTCCCGGCGACGTTGCCCCCCACATTCCCTGTCACGCTGCCCACGGCACCGGTCACCGACGCGACGCTCCCGCCGACGTTGCCGGAGACGCTCGCAACCGCCCCGCCCGCATAGGTCGAGATGGCCGTCGTTCCGAACAGCACGTCGTACACGTTGGCGGCCAGCACCACGCACTCAACCCGGATCGCCAGGGCCGTGGCCACCTTGCAATAGATCACCAGCGGCCCGATCGTCGCTGTGTCCGTTGCGTCCAGGACGCAGTAATACACGCCGTTCGCGATGTGTGTGGCCCCGCCGCTGTTCTTGTTCGCCAGCGTGGTGGCCCCGTTCACCCACAGCTTGATATCGGTGTTCGCGATCGTCAGGCCCGTCATCGCCGTGTCCCCGTCGGTGGAGGACACGAAATACCCCAGGGGGAGTTCCTGGCTGGCGGTCGACTGCTTGAGGTAGATCGGCATCAGCTCATCCCCTGCATCGTCCGGTGGTGCATGACCCGCGGAACCACCGACACCGTCACCGCAGCCTTGAGGCTGGCGAACTGGACAATCCAGTTGAAACTCGATGTCCAGCTAAACGGGCAGTCGTAGTTGCCCGTTGAGGACACGATGCGGTACTCGCCGAGCGACGCCCTAGCGGTCCCGGAAGGTACGATGGTCGTGTATCCGGAGCCCGCGGTCGCCCCGCCCGACGAGCCGGTCAGCGCGAAATGCGCGATCAACAACTCGTCGGCCTGGGTCGTCGTCACCGTGCCCGTTATGTTGCCGCTGGTCCCCGCTGTTGCGCTCTGCGCCGTCGTGGACTGGTCCAGGGCGCTACTGGTCGCCACCCCGGAGAACTCGGAGACCCACCCGTGGATCGTGTCCGAGCTCGAATTCAGTGTCAACGTGACGGTCGTCGCGCCACCCGTGTTCACCACCCCGAGCCACAGGTAGGCCCGGAGGTTGACCGACCCCGACGAATGGTCCGTCGGCCCGATGAGTGTCGTGAACGTCACCCCCGTGGCGGACGGGGCCAGCGTGAGAGCCTCGTTTGCGATCCGCCCCGCGACGACGATCACATTCCCCGCGGTGAGCGCGGACGCGGTGATACTCAGGCTCGAGCCGAAGCCCGTGGCGTTGCTCACGTTCTGAACGTTCGCGATCGCCATCACTCGCCCGCGATGAAGTAGTTGTTGATGGCGGCCTCGACGGCCCCCTGGAGCTGGCCGTCGGTGATCCCGGACCCGTCCGTGAGGAAGTTTGGCTCGGAGAGCAGGTACCAGCTCACCTGCTCGCCCACGGTGGCGGGGGTGCGGATGGCCTCCCGTGCCCAGGCCAGTTGCGGGTCCGTGGGGGTGCCCCCGAGGAGGTAGGTGGCGTACTTGGCGACCGCCGAGGAGCACCGGGCCTGCATCGTGGCGGACCGGATGACGGCGATCTGGTCAGTAAGGTTCAGGGCCATCACAGCACCATCTTGGTTGACACGATGTAAGGGGACTGACCGTTCACCGCCTTGGACAGCTCCGTGATCATCCGCTGCAGCGACTCCCGCCACTCGTTCCGGGACACGGTCTGGCCGTCCTTCGTGTAGGACGGCTGCGGGTTGGCCGCGTCCGCGGCGAGGGCCGCGGCGTACCCGGCGATCGTGGCGTTCAGGTGGTCGGCAACGGTCACGGCTTACTCCTTGGTGCCGCGGTAGACGTAGCGCGGTTCCTTGGTGAACGGAACCCCGTGCTCCCGGGCCACCCAGATCCCGACGATGTCCCGGCGGACGTCCTCGGACGACAACGGGGCCGAATTGACCTGGAAGGGGATGATCTGGCGGTACCGGAACGCACGCCTGAAGTCGCCCAGGTACCACCGGGCCGGTGCGTTGGTAGTGGACACGGAAGCCGCAATCAGCCGGTTGTACCAGATGCGGGACGCGACGATGAGTTCCACCGGGCGCACCAAACTCTGGCCCGTCTGGGTCAGCGTGTTACCCGAGTTGCTGGACTGCCGCACCCATTCCGGGTACAGGATCGACTTGGTCTTCATCTCCCGCTGCGGCATGATGAGAATCTGCGGCGCCGGGACCGTGATTTCCCACCCAGTCCCCGGGTCCGTGTTCCCCTCCAGGATCTGGTAGCCCGCGTCGATCGACGAGTAATCCGTAAGCTCGTTGGTGGAGCCGTTCACGTAGTCGTTGGGTTGTGCCCCCGCCGACGTTTGGTACGTGTTGGCCGTCGCCCCGTCCCGGCTGTACGTGTTGGTGATCCCCAGCACAGTATCGGCTTGCCGCAGCTCCTTCTGGCGGGCCACCGCGGTCCCGGCGTTCTTGCAGGACGATTCCAGCAAGTCGGTGCGGTCATAGATGAACGTCTTCTCGTTGATCTGGATGACGTTCCCGTAGCGCTGGTTGTCCGGCACCTCGATGTAGGTCTCTTTCAGGCCCACGGTCGGGTACGGCTCGTGGTCGAGCAGGTCGCCCGACACGCCCCCGTCGTTCATGACGCCGATCATCTTCCCGCCGTTCACCCGCTCCTGCTTCACCTCCATCAGCTTGTCGCCGATGAACTCGGGGGCGGTGTACGCCTCCATCGTGAGGGCGTCGACGAGGCCGGCGATGGTGTCGTTGAACGCGCTGATGCGACTGAAGTGGCTGGGGAGGACCGTAGCCCCCTCAGCCTCGTCCAGCCGGCCGAACTGCTCCCGCAGGGCGAGCGCCGCGCGCACGTCGGACCCGCCGAAGCCCCGGCCCAGGAACGCCATCGCGACCTCGCGGACGTCCAGGTTCTGGGGGTTGACCATCCGGTCGGACCGGTTCAGGGTGGGGCAACCGTTGTCGTCCTCCCCGATCCCGAACATCTCCCGGAGTTGGGCGCGGTACCCGACGGCACCCCGCCCCTCGTTCACGTTCTGCTCCCACAGCTTGCGGAGCTTGTCGCCCAGGTATGCCATCGGTGTATCCCTTGTAACGGTGTTTGTTGGTAGGTGGGGTGGGTTACGCCATCGCCTGCGGGCCGGCTTGGGTCGTGCCCAGGGTGGATGCGAGCTCGAAGTAGAGCTGCGTGGCGCCGACCTCGGCCCGGCGGCTCAACCGGCCGAACGCCAGGTTGGCGGTGGCGACGATCTCGACCGCCTGGTCCGCGACCGCGTCCGCGCCGCCGGTGCCCGTCCCGGCCGGGCCGACGTAGGCCCCGATGTCCGAGGCCGAGCCCAGGGCCGTGCACGGGTAAACGAACTCGCCCCGCGTCGCCACCAGGATGTCCCGGGTGTCGGCGGCGAGCTTGGCGTCGAGGGCCACGCCGATGAACACGTCGTGGGCCGCTTCCTGGTTCTGGGCCTTGGTGCCCGAGTCCGCCAGGGTCGAGATGGGGCTGGCCTTGGAGGACACCATCGCGACGAAGTCGCCGGCGTAGATGGCGGTGGCCACGGTCCCGGCCACGCGCTTGGCGCGGGCGTCACCACTGATGAGTCGGCCGACGTTGTTGTAAGGCATGTCAGGGGCTCCTTGCTGAGCGGGTAGGGTTGGTTACTTGGCCAGGAGCCACTTCTTCAGGGCTGCCTTGTCCTTCGGCGGGGCATCCACCGGGGCGGCCTGGGCCTGCTCGGTGAGCGGCATGGAAGCGCCCGCCTGGGCCGTGACGTACTTCCGGGGCTTGGCCATAGCCGCCACGGTCTTGGTCAGGTTGGCGATCTGCTCCTGGAGCGCCGCCACCGTGGGGTCGGTCTGCTCCTTGGCGGGCTCGTCCTTCTTCTCCCCATCCTGGGGAGGGGTGTTGATTTCTTCCTGCTTCTCAAGGATGAGCTTGATCTTGGCCGCCTTGCCCGCGGTATCCAGGGCGGTATCCTGCAGGACGGCGAGGACCGCCTGGCTGAACGCATCGGACATCGCCTGGTCGCTGACGGAGGGTTCCGCGGCGGGGGCGGCGTCCTCCTGCTCCTTCAGGGACGTGGCCGTGGCCGGGTCGGACACGAGGTCCACGGACTGGACGCGATCGATCTTGGTAACCACGAGGATGTCCTCTTTCATGTGCGACTGGCCGTGGGCCGAGTGGGACAGACCGAAGAAATTGAGACCGCGGGCCAGGTCCTCCTTAATCATCGCCGTGACCTGGGCCTGGGACTCCAGGTACACCAGGTCGCCCCGCAGTTCCTTCCGCTGGGCGTCGAACCGGACGTTCTTGAGACGGCCGAAGCGCTCCTGGGCCGAACGGTGCTTGTCGGCGCTGTGGTTGACGTAGACCGCCTTGCCCTCGTACAGGCTCACCGCACCCTGCATGGCCTGCTCGGTGTAGAGCCGCTTGTTCTTGGACCGCTGGCCCAGGATCTTCACGTCGGCGATCACCCCAGCGGCCGGCGCCTGGGCGGACTCCCAGAGGGTGGTTTCGATGAGCTGCGGCATCAGGCTCTCCCGGCGTCACGCTGCATCAGTCCGGCAGCGGTCTGTGGTTGCTTGGCGGCGGCAGGCGAGGAGGGGACGACCGGTTCCGGCGGCAGCTCCGCAAAGTTCGCCTGCTCCTTGTCCCAGTCCAGGCCCTCCTCGGCCGCGATCGTCTGGGGACTCTTAATCTTTGCCAGACGGAGCACTTCGTTACGCTGGGTCTCGTCCAGCATGTTGCGGACTACCGGCGAGGTGTAGTTCACGTGCAGGTCGACCCGCTCCAGCACGTCGTCCGGGACGTCGTCCCGGCCCTGCTCGGCGGCGATCTCGATGACGGCAGTGAGCACGTCATCGACGTACTCCGCCACCACTCCCTGCTCGCCCTCAACGAGCTTGATGAACGGGCTCTCGGCCGTGAGGGAGGAAGCGTAGCTGGACGCGGTGGAGTCGCCCGAGATGAGCCAGTACGGGCACTCCAGTGCGGCCGACGTGGCCTCCAGTGAGAGCTTGACGGAGACCGCTGCCGCGTCCGCGTTCGGCGACGGGGGCGGCGGTTGGTATTCCAGGCCCTCCGGGATGTCCTGGACCGTGCCCGGCTCAATCTGCTGGTACGTGACTTCACGGGAGCCGTTCGGCGTGGTCACCGTGTAAGAGCCGGAAGCGTTCGCCGACTGCAACGATTGAATGGCGCCGACGGGGGCCTGGGCGTGCTGGCGGACGTAGGCGATGCTCGCCCGGACCTTCTCGCCCTCACGGCTGGCGTGGCGCAGCTTCTGCCCGCCCTGCAGCTCGTCGATGCACGCGGTCAGCGCGGGAAGGCCCCGCTTCTGATTCAGGTTGGAGCCGCGCTTGAGGTGGAAAATGAACTGCGCCGGAACCTGCCGCTCGCTGTTGGTGCCGTAGTCCCGGACGTTGTACCGCACCGGCTTGCCCGGCCGGTCGGGGTCGGTCAGGATGCCCCAGGACCACGGCCCCTCGTAGGACTGCCCCTCCGGGGGGACCACCTGGTCCGGCTCGATGAACTTGAGGGCCGTGACCCCGTCGTCCATCGGCGTGAGCTGGATGAAGCACTCGCCATCCGTGAGGTACCGGCGGTAGATCTCGCGTTCGACAATCTTCCAGTGGCAGGCCCGTTTGAATTCCTCGAGTAGCGCCGTGATGACCTTGGCCAGGCGCTTCGGGGCTTCCTTGTCCGGGTCCGCGGACTGGACCTCCTGGCAGGAGCCCGCCCCAACGACGTAGCGGCCCATCCCGTTGATGCCGCCCGAAGCGTTCGGGTTCCGCTCGTACAGGTAGCGGGAGACGTGGCGGACGCGGTTGAGCTCCTGCAGCGTCCGGACCGTCTGCAGCTTGTCCCGGTACAGCTCCGGACCCCAGACCGGGGTGAGGGGCCTGCCGTTCCAGGTGTTCAGCTCGTAGTCGGAGACGGGGGTGCCATAGATGTCCTGGGTGGACGCCTCTTGTAGGCCGCCGAACCAGCTCCGTAGCTTGCCCCAGATCGACATGTACTCCGGCTCCCGGTTCAGGTGCATAGTATCTTTGCCTCTGGTGGGCGCTTCTGGCCGGTGAGGAGTAAATTCAGGGCCTGGGTCGCCATCTCCACGGCATCCGGGCCGTCGTCGTGGGCACCGTTCGGCAGTTCCTTCATCTGCTGCAGCGTGAGCTTGTTGCCCACCGTCTGCCCGAGGAAGTGCAACCGCTTCTGCGCCAACAGCGGCCCCAGGGAGACCTGGATGCGAGCGTGCTTGGACTGGTCGGAGGGGGTGGTGTGCAGGTCGATGGGCACGTCCAGGCCCTCGGCACGCAGCCGCTCCTGGATGGCAAGCCCGACGGCCTCCTGGAACTGGTTCGACTCCACGATGAGGCGGGCGTAGGGCCGGCCCTCCCGCTTGGCCTGCCCGACGATCGCCACCGCCCGAGCGTACAGCGACGGGAGCGGCTCCCGGTTCAGGTGCATGGTCCCATAGAGGTGGCGATCGGCGAGCAGCGTGAGGTCGCAGAACGCCCCGTAGTCGCCGGCCTTGCCCGACTTGGACTTGCTGGGGTCGAGCGACAGGACGCGGAACTGCTGCGGGTTCCGCTCGTGAATGGGCAGCTCGTCGCACCACACCCAGGGGCCGAAATACTCGTCGGGGAACGCACGGAGCGTGGAATCGCCCGTCGGCTGGCACTGGTACAGCGCGTCCCAGATGTGGGACTGGCCCCGTAGCTCGTAGGCCCGCCGCTTGTCCTCGTACCACTCCTGGCTGTACTTGGACGTGAACAGGCCCTCCCCGGGAGAACGACCCACGAGGTCGTTCTCCTCGGCGAGCGCCGGGAACCGCACCACGAGCCACTCCTCGGGCTCCGTCGCCAGGAGCCGGCCGCACAGGTCGTCCGGGTGCCAGGGGGTGTTGATGATGGCCGTGAAACCGTCCGGCGTGAGCCGGGTCTCAACAGCAGCGTTGTACGTCGCCCACACCTTGTCACGGATGACGATCGATCCAGAATCCTCCGAGCCCTTGAACGGGTCGTCGATGATGATCCCGGTGGCGTCCCGGCCGGTCACGCTGCCCTGGATGCTGGCGCTGATGACGTGGCCGCCTGCGGTGGTCTTCCAGTAGTGCTTGGCCTGCGAGTCGCTGCGGATCTGCAACCGCCCGGTCGGGTCCAGCGAGCCGCCGAACTCCTTGATGTAGTCCCGGGCGATGCTCCCGTGGCCCGACGCCAGCTCCGCCGAGTAGGACAGCAGGATCAGCTTATTGGCCGGGTTCTGGTTGAGCACCACGCACGGGAACAGGCGGCTGGTGATGAGGCTCTTGGCGTGCTGGGGCGGCGTGAGCGCCATCATCTTGCGGCACCGCTCACCCGCCCTGGGGTGGCCCGGGGGGAACCGGAGCTGCTTCGCCGCCAGCAGGACCAGTTGGCGCTGCAGGTAGTGGTGGAACGGCGCCCAGCGGTACGTGGGGTGGGTCAACCTGGCCAGCGCGAGGGGCGTGAGAATGGGTTGCACTGATGGCCTCGTCGAGCTGCAGGGCGGCCTCGAGGACGTGCGGGTCCGTCAGGTCCTGCTCCTGAACGTGGAGGGGCGGGGTAATGACCTGGCGGGCCAGTTCCAGTTTCTGGATTTCCAGGTTGGTCTTGAGCTGGCTGTTGGCGGCCTGTACTAAACGCGCGTAGACTTCCGCCGCACGCTGGGCGTACCGCGGATCAACAAGCGGGTTCAGAGCCTGGGCTGCCAGGACGTCCAGAAGCTCCGTCCGGAACGCGGGGAGCTGCACGGAGGGCCAACCGCCCGAAACGGCGCGGGAGACCAGGGACAGCGTCTCCTCGCGGTCCCGCGGGGCACCGGAGGCAAGAGAGGACAGGACAGGGGAAGGGCTCGGCTGTTCGTCGCGTGCCCGCTGCCGGGCGTTCTTCGCCCGTTTGCGGCACACGTAATCACAGAACTTCTGACCGGTGTACTGAGCCGAGTAGACCTTCCCGCATTGGAGGCAGGTCGGTTGGGTACTCATGCCGTAGCTTTGCCAGGACTAATCCCGGTACACCAAGCGCTGCAGGTCGGTCGCTATCAACCGCTCGTACTGCTGCAACTCCTCGTTGGCCTGAGCCAGCTCCTCGGCACGCTCCTGTTCGTCGCCGAGGAAGGCATAACGGGCGTAATGCTCGGCGCGGTGGGCGGCCAGCAGGAGTTCACGGTGGCGCCGGATGACACCACGGATGCGGGACAGGAGTTTGTCTTGTTCTGGTCTCATAACTCAGATTTGAGGTAGTGGTCTATCTGCTCGAACAGGTCGGGGGCTTCCCAGTGCAGGGTGGCACAGACACCAAACAGCACCTGCCCCAACTGCTGGTCGTAGTGGTTGGCGAACACCTCTATCCCGCCTGCGGCGGGACAGGAATCGAAGATCAGGCAGGGGAAACTGGCTGTCCCATTTATAAGTAGACGCTCGACTATCTCTTCAGGTGTGGCCTGGCGCTGGTAGGCGAGGACTTGTTCCACGACACTCACGGGGGTCTCCTACAGGGGTTGGCCAGCGGCTTGCCGGGCAGCGATCAGGCTGGTGCGGTACTCTGCGACGCTGTACTCGATGTCCTCCGGGGACATCCAGGGTGACTGGCGTTTGACCCACTCCCGTTGCTGCGCACACAGGTTGTCGACGCTGCGGTACGTCGGGTCGGCAGGCGGGACTTCCAGGACGGTGTCGTCCGCGTCGGGGATGGCCAGCGAGTCGCACAGTTCTTCTGCACGCTTCCTGGTTGGTGATGTGTACTGGCTTGCTTCGCCGCCACAGGCGGCGAGCGGCAGGCGGTGGATGATCTCTCTCTTCAGGCGGTCACGGCCGGCGGTTGCCAGCCAACCCCAGGAGAGGGCCTTGATGCCGAGGAACTCACGTGAGTTGATGGCAGCGGCCACCAGGGGAGGTGTGGGTTTGACCTGTTTCTCCTTCTGGATCTCAGTGAATAGGCCGGCGAGCCGGCACGCTGCCAGTTCAGGGGAGATCTTCAGTCCCCAGGTGAAGGGGTTGTGGTTTTGGACTGGGTTGTTGAGGTGGAGTTCGACCTCCCCAAGTAGTTGGCTTATCCACTCTATCTTTATGAGTCCTGGGACGATTCCTATTCTTACTGAGATCTCAGGTGAACGGGTGTTGTTTATGACGCCCCCCCTCTCCCTGTCGTTAGACAGTCCCGACCCCAACCCCGCTTCGGGGTTGGGTGGGACGTTCTTTGAACGGTTAAGGGGGGTTCTGTGTGTCTTCGGAGACACTCGGAGCGGGGTGTCTTCTGTGACACCAACGGGTGTCTTCTGTGACACCGGGTTCGTGTCTTCCGAGACACGCGGAGTCGCCTCGCCTTGGTGTCTTCGGAGACACTCGGAGTGCGGGTTCGTGTCTTCGGAGACACTCGGAGTGGCGTGTTGCAGTGCTTCGAGGCCCTGCAGGTTGATCGAGTAGCGGGTCGAGTGGTTGTGGCGGTACTCGGTGCGAAGCACACCGAGCTGCCGGAGTTGTTCCACCAGCCGCTTCACCTGGCGATTTTGTGGGTCGGCAAAACCGCAGTCGCGGGCCAGTGTGGACTGCAGTGGCCAAGCCCACTCGTTTCGCCCCTGGTAGTCGTTCAGGAGCCAGAGCAGGCCCTTCTGTTGCAGTGTGAGACCGGACGCGGTGCGGATGAGGTTGAAGCGCTGGATTTGGATCGGGAGGTCTGTCATTGGTGCTCTCGGTTGAACACCGGAACCCCGACGCGGGTCAAAGGCCACCACAGCCTACCGTGTCGGGGTTCCGGATCGAGAGCAAGCACGCCTACAATACGACCGACAGTCTTACTTTGATTTGTTGGTGGTGAAGCGGGTGGTGGCCGCCGTTACCTGCTTAGCTCTCGACGTATCTTTGCCCGGGGAGGTGGTGGCTCCTCGTGCTCCCCTCAAATACATCGCGACCCAGCAGAGAGGATTACTGCTGGGTCGCGACGCTGGAGTGATGCTTCCGCGGGGATCTCACGGGTCCCGCGGTAACTTGCTACTTACCTTTGCCCGGTGCCGGTCACTCGTCCATCGCGTCGGCGACCTGCTGCACTTCTTCCGCAGTGGTGCCGGTCGGCGGCGCTGCCTTGGTTGTTTTGGCCCGCTTGGGGCGCGGCGGGGCGGGCATCGTTGCGAGCTCGGGGAGCGCCCCTAGCGCGGCAAGAAGGGCCTGTTCCGACCCCTGGCCGAGCCGCGTGGCAACGGCCGCTGCTGTGTGGCCCAAGTCCACGAGGCGCCTAAGCGCCCTGGCCGCATTCTCCACGCAGCACGGATAACTGCTGCCCCACGCCGGCGAACGGTACAAACCCAAACCATCCTTAGATCTCCCTTGGCCCAAGTAAGTGGGAATGGTGCTCTGCTTGTGCAGATAAGCCTCAGCCAGTGCGGGGTTTACACCGCGGCACGACTCGGCGTTGATAGCAGGCCGGACCGGGTCGAGGCACATGATGAGGACCGCCAAGGCCACTTCCTCGGCCAACTGCGGACCTGGCATGCACTGTCCCGAACGGGACACGGGCGGTCCGGGAGGGACGTTCATAAAGTTGAAACCCATTTCACAACCACCTTTCTGGGAAGCCCGGGACGATGCCGCCGAGACACTCGGCGACGCCCGCCTCGAATGCTGGATCAGCCATCTCAAATCGCCGGGCTGGCGCGGCAAGCGGGACACAGGTGCTGAGAGTTAATGTGACGGCGCCATCGTCGCAAACCGTTATGGCGCCGGTCACTCCGATCGGGGCTAGCCCGAGCCACGGGCCACGAACCCAAGGGGACCAACTGAGGGCCGCGTGTGGGTGGAGCTGTTTGAGGGCCTGCTCGAGGCGGTGCTTCACGAAATCGACGGGGTTCAC